CTCCGGCATCGTCCTTGGCTTCTCCCATGGCCGCGTAGGCGGCAGCCAAGCGCACATCATGGTCCGACATTTTCTTTGCTCCTTTGTTCCACGTTTCGGTTCAACGGATCCAACTCCACCCCCTCCGGCGAATCGCTCACCGCCCAGGCCAGCAGTGTCCACGTCGCCGCCAACATGACGAGCTTCACCGATACCGCCCCCCCGTCGACGTGCAGAACCTCGCCGGCCACTCTGGTTTTGCGCAGGGCGTCACGGAGGGCGCGGAGACGGGGAAGGTCATCGGTCATCCCGCACGCCCCCGCTCATACGCATCCATCGCCGCCTCGTATGCCTCCTCCGGCGGCCCTGGGCCGAGCCTCAGTTCCACCACGTTCGGCGTCGACCACTTCCGCTTGCCCCCGTTGTGCCGGGCCAGAACCGCGCGCTGTTCAGCCGTCAACTCCGCGTCGGAATCGCCCGCGTACTGCTCCCAGCGTTCCTGGTTGATGAACGTCACCGCCTGGCAGACGGCGGTCACCGGGTCGAACGCCTCGCCTTCCCGGGCTCGGCGCTGCTCCACCGCCGCAGCGTATCCTTCCGCCCCCCGAAGGATGTCCTCCGCCGGCGTGCCGGATTTCACCTTCGCGCGGAATTTCTCCAGGGCGGGCTTTCGTGGGTTCGAGGCGGGACTGCGTGAGGGGTAGGCTTCCCAGAATTTATTGAATGCTGAATCAACCATAGAATCTTTCTTAACTTCTTCCTCTTCTTGTTCTCGTGCCCCTTGCGTGCCCTTTGCGTGCCCCGGACTGTGCCCCGGCGGCGTTTTCGCGGGGTCGAGCGGGAGTTGGTGCTGAGCGCTACTCCCTTGATATTTATTGTAATTTACGATTCGGGCGATGGTGCCCATACGGTCGCCCTTGTGTGCCCTTGAGAGTGTCAACATGGGTGCCCCTAGTGTGCCCCCGGACGCCATCCTGGAAAGCAGGGTACGAACCCGTTTGTGGCTCATACCGAAATCCTTGGCGAGCTTCCGTTGCGAAATCAAAATTTCCCCCCGCTTGAGATGGACCGGCCCGTATTTGGTCTTGATGGTCACCGCCTCGTGCGCCGCGTAATCGCACATCCACGCCCACACCGAGGCGTCCTGCAGATTGCCGTTGAAAACCGGATGCTCCCACTTTCTGCGGTACGACTTGACCCATCCTCCATTGGCCGCGGGGCTTTTCATGGTGTGCTCCTTATGTCCGCTTTCCGCGAATTTCTCGTAATAAGATGTGACCCAAGATGGCTAGGTTACGGTGGACGTCGGTTTCTGGATCGCAGAAGGAGTAGCAGAACTCACAATACCAGGTGACATTGTGCCCTGGCCCGTATCGGTGGGTTCGCGTCAGGGGGGTGTTGTCCTTCCCACACGCATCACATTCACTAGGCGCGGTAGGACGATCATCTTTGGTTTCAACTCGCGTCAAGCCGCCCTCCGATCCAAAGTCTCGAAGCGCACGGTGTCGGTGTCGAAATAGAGCGAGACGGTGCCGGTGGGCCCGTGCCGGTGCTTGGCGATGATGACTTCGGCAACGCCCTGGGCCTTTTCCCACTTCAACAACCTGTCGGCGAACGGCTTGGTGGTTTCGTGGGCCTGCTGTATAGGGGCGTTCGGCCCCAGGTAATAGGCCGGCCGGTAAATGAACATCACCGCGTCCGCGTCCTGCTCGATGGCGCCGGAATCGCGCAGGTCGGACAGCTGCGGGCGCTTGTCGGGGCGGCCCTCGACGGCGCGCGACAACTGCGACAGGGCCAGCACGGGAATCCCCGTTTCCTTGGCAATCGCCTTCAACCCCCGGGAAATATCGCTGATCTCGACCTGCTTGCTCTCGGCCCGGCCCACCATCAGCTGGAGATAGTCAACGATCACCAGGCCGATCCCGTTGCGGCGTTTGAGGCGCCTTACCCGGGTTCTGAGCGCGGCCACGGTCAGCGCCGGGGTGTCGTCGATGAACAGCGGCAGGTCGCGGGCCTCTTCCCCAGCCTTGTGGATCCGGTCCGCGTCGTATTCGTTGAGCCTGCCTGTGCGCAGCCGATGCGGGCCCAGCTTGCATCTTCCCGCGAGGTCGCGCCCCACCAGCTGCTCGCCGCTCATTTCCAGGGAAAAGAAGCCGACTCCGATACCCGCGTTTGCTGCATTCCTGGAGATGTTGCCGGCCAAAGCCGACTTGCCCATGGACGGACGCCCGGCGAGGATGATGAGGTCCGAGGGGTGCAGTCCGCCCAGCTTGGCGTCGAGGTCGGCAAAGCCCGTCGACACGCCGGGGGAGCCTCCGGCCCTGGCCGCGTCCATCTGCTCGAGGGCGCGGTCGGCGAAGTGGGAAAAGTGGCGAGGGCTGCTGTCCGTGTGCCCGGCCTCAGCCAAAGTGAACAGCGCCTGTTCGTGGTCTTCCCGGATGTCCCGCGCCGTTTCCGCAGTGTCGCTCGAGTACGCCCGGGCCAGGGTGTCCTCGGTGAGGCCGATCAGTTCCCGGCGCTCGTGCAGATCGAGGACGATGCGGCCATACTCGCCGGCATTGATGGCCGTGGTGGCGCCGTTGGCGAGCTCCGACAGGTAGGCCTCGCCGCCGATCTCGGCCAGGGTCTCGTCTTCCTCGAAGAACAGCTTGAGGGTGATGGGGTCGGCGACCTGGCCACGCTCCATGAGCTTCGCCACGGCCTCGAAGATGTGACCGTGATGGGTCAGCGCGAAGTGCTCCGGCCGCAGGAATTCCGATACCCGTTCATAGGCGTTGCGGTTCACCAGGAGGGTGCCGAGCAACGTCTTTTCGGCCGCGATGTTGTGGGGCGGGGTGCGCAGGGCGGTCATGGTGCCCACTCCATCACTGGCGGGGCCAAGCCCGGCTTCTCCCAACACCAGATATACCATGCGAAATTGTGTCGCGGACTGGCCTTGTCCTCGGTGGACCAACGCGGTCGTTTAGTGAGGATGATTTTTTTAAGGAATTTAGGATGCTCGAACAGCGTGCGCCGCGATGCCGCGCAGTCGTATTCATTCCTGAGCAGCATGGCGACCCGGCCCTGGCTAGGGTATGTCAGTTCCAAGCCTTTACGAATAAATGCCTCGGCCAAGACGTAGGGCGGGTTTGTGATGATCGACCCGTAGGAGGTAGAGCAAACATCTTTTAGAAAGTCTTTCCCCGCCACACCGTAACCGTGGTCAATAAGGTCGGTGGCTATGGTTGAAATGCCGCGCCCAATCAAGACATTTGCGATATGTCCCTTTCCACACGCTGGCTCCCAAACACGCTCAGGGAACGTCACGCGGTCCAGCAGCGCCTCAGTACACCACGCCGGCGTCCAGTAGGCGTCATTGGCGATGCGCTCGTAGCCCGATTCCCCGTGCATGGCAGAGGTCTTCACGCCGCTCTCATTTCTGGTTCCACGGTTTGAACTTTTTGAGCATTTCCATGTCCGGCCATTCACCCGTGAAGGTGATGGCGCGATCGTCAATGGTGAGGAAGGCCGGTGGTTTCTCGGTCGGCCATTTGATGAGATCAAGCCAGAACGGCAGCATCCCGTATTTCTCGCCGGCGACGACCTCAAGCCAAGACTGCATCGCCTTCATCCCGCCTTCGAGGCCGCTTCGGGATGAAAAAATATGAACCTCGAACTCGCCGGTTGCGTCCTTGATAAAGTCGAGGGCACCCGGTACGGGTGGGTCGGGGATGATACCGGCGCCGCGCCAACCGCTCGTATAGCTGTGGATCACGCCATCGAAATCGAGACATAGGATTTTCATGCGATTTCTCCTCACAACCCGTAGACCAACGCGGGCTTCCCAATCCGCCGACGTTCCTTGTTGGCGTAGATGAGCAGCTCCGCGGCGTTGAGCGCCCGGTCGCTACGGCCTTCCACCAACCATCGACGTGTCCTTAAATCCTTCTTCAAATACACGTCTCGGGACATCAGGAACCGCACGACGCCATCGACATTCGTCGTCTCCTGCAGCCCGTCGGGTTTCGCCGCCGCCGGCAGGCCGGAGGTGTCGGGGAGGGG